AAGAGTATCCCTAACTTGTCCTTTATCTTGAGTTGCTTTGGTAAGGTGTTCAAGAAGTGTTGTTTTATTATCGACTAAGAAATTAGGATCAATTACATCTGTAACCTTATGAGCCTCTAACAAACAGTATAGAGCTGCTAGTGGTTTATAATCTTTTACATTTATAGAGAAAAAATCTTCTAAGTTATAGTTTTTCTTTATCTCTTTAATTAATGAATATTTCTGTTTTTTTAATACGAGTGTATCAATAGAACGTGAAACTTCTATAATAGTTGAAACTATAGATTCTGCTTTAGATTGTGGTACAGATTTGTTTTTGAGAATGAACTCATAAAGTTTAAACTCCCGTACTAGTGCAGTTTTTCCTGTAAAGAATTTCTTTAGTACTTCTACTGCTTGGGAGTCTTTCTTATTTAAAGTATCAGCAGCTATTTGCTTGACCAATAGTTCAAATATTAAACCCGTATTTTTATACTTACTGTGTTTTATGCGCATTATAGAATAGTTTTGTTGTACGAATAGTACGCCTTACCTATATAAATAGTAATTAATTATCTAAATCGTGGATCTGGTCTTCGTTTAATAAGTTATCGTCAATTTCTTCCTTATTTTCAAAAATTATCTGCTTATCATTTTTAAAAATATCTTTATTTTGATAAAATAATGTTCTTGCTAAAGTATTATCTACCTTAGATGAGTTATCGCTTTCGTTTACGTTTTCATTATCAGATGCGAATCCTCCTTTCATACCGTCCGTACCTAATGGGTCTCTACCTCCTAGGCCGTCATTAGTACCGTAGTGAGATGCATGTACTCTTGGTCTACCGCCTTCTGGTCCGATTTTTCCTATTCCTGGTGTATCTGTATCTTCATATCCAGGAGGTACTGATCCGAATGGCATACCTTTTTGTTCACCCATTCTTCTACCGTATAGAGAGGCTAGGTCATGTGGTGTACCGTAAGATTTACCAGACTTAGCTGGGTCGTTACCTTCATTCTCTATTTGCGTTATTCTAAATAATCTCTTTTTATCTTCAGCTATAAGGTCTCTCATTTCCATGTAACTATCTTCTGATAGATTGAAAATATTGTCGTATATATAATCTGTAGGGAAAAGTTTAGTTTCTAGCATTTGACTTGCTAAATCTACCTTCTCTTTTAATAATGCTACCTTTTCTTGTTCGAATATTATAGAAGGATTAGTTAAACTGATTTCAAAGTTTGTAAGAGATTCTCCTTTAAATCCTTGAGCGTATAGATGTACTAATGCTATCTTAGTTAATTCTGATTCTAATATCCTTTGTATCCTTTCTACTGTTCTTGCAAATCTAATATCTTCTGCTGCTAGAGTTGCTTTACCACTTAGATCTCCTTCGTACCCAAAATAAGCTTTCGGTACCTTAAGGGCTGCAAACATCTTATCTCTTAAGTATTCAATATCGTTTGTACCATCGTACTCTAAACCTTTAGTTGTTTCTATCTTAGTAGAAGTATCTCCTCCTCTAACTGGAAGATAGAAGTCTTCCATCATGTTCATCATGTTAAAACGTAAGTTGTAATCCCCAGTATTAGGGTCTACATACGGAGTTTTTTTCATTGTATTGATAGTCTTTTGCATAAACTGCTCAACTTCATTTGGAGGTATTTGTCCTACATTAACATAGAACGTTCTCTTTTCAGGAGCTCTCATTATACGGTGTATTAACATCGCATCTTCCATTAAAGTCAATTGCTTATAAATCTTTCTAGCTGGTTCTACAAAAGATCTTCCGTATGGAAGGAAGTTAGTATCCGATATGAGCCTAAAATGAGCTACTTCGTAGTTATCAAACTCTACTACTCTTTTATTACTTTTAGGAGTATAGTTAGGGTCTTGTGATGAAGCTAGTCCGTCTGGGTCAAGCTGAAAGCTTACCTTAGAGGGATTTTCTGGGTCATGACCTTCGTGTCTCGTCATATGGTAGACTGTATAGGGGAGTACGTTGTATACCCCAAACTCTTCTGCTATTTCTAACTTAAGAAAGAAATCACCGTACTTACACATGTTACGTGTCCATGACCATAAATTAAATTCTATATTTAATACATCGTAAAATAGGTTATACAGTACTTTTTGTATATTTTCATCAGAAGATTTAATGGAAAGAACTTCTCCCATATCGTTTTTTAATGAAGCTTCATCAGCGATAATATCTAGAGTTGATGCTATGATAGGATCTGTATCCATAGCTTCATAATCAGCATATAGATGTATTCTTAGTGTCTGGTAGTTTAAGTTCGGATTAAATATATTCTTATTATTATGAATATATAATCTAGAGAACCTATCTACTAGAGAGTTAGTTTCATACTTACCCGTGGTTTGTATTTGATTAACGTCTGCTACCTTTAGCTGGTCGCCGCCAATATTTCTGATTATTACATCAGAGGAGAATAATCTCCCAAGTCTTTTAAATAGTGAAGTATCTGCCATTAATACAGGTTTATTTATAAATATCGATTAATTAAATATCCAGGATATATCTTCGGTTCCATGGTCTGTCTTCATAATATACGGATTATTTTGCTGATAAGCAACTGAAGACATAACAGCTTGGTTACGTGCATTGAGGTTAGTAAAGGATGAAAGTTGTGCTCTAGCTAAGTCCAATCCCTGTTGGCGAAGCCTTAATGCGGTGTCTCTAACATATAATGCAGTTGCACAGGATATTAGTAGGTCATCATTATAACCTGTCTGTGCTTGAGCTTTTCCGTTCTTCCATACAAATACTCTCATCTCACCCATTAGCCTCTTCGATTGAATAGTCACAGATTTTTCTCTAATATACTCCATCATCTTAGCTATTACTAGCGGACGTGTTCTCATAGACATTGTAAAGCCTGGTACTAACTTATCTCTCTCGTATTTTGCCATATACGATTCTACAGTATCCATTTGACTTTTAGCACTATAGTATAAATTCTTATATTCTCTTTCTAATATCTGTTCTATTGTCGCCCAACCTATATTTGCATTTTCACATACAAGAAGTGCATCATTATACTCTGCCGATATAGCTACAAGAACATTTCCAAAATCTTTTGGAGACAGTTTACCTTTGTATTCTCCTACCTGAACTGCGTTTTCTATGTCAAATACGTGGAATGCTGAAAAGTCAGCTGCATCGCCTCTAGCAACATCTGCTACAACCATATAGGATTTATTGTAGTCTACTCCTTCCCAAATCCATAAATTACCGTCTACTCCTCTTTTTTCTACCGGGTCTTTTTGGTAAGTTTGCTCATAAAAACTTAGGTCATCTGGTTCAAATACTGTATCCCCAGAAGCTAAGAAATCACAATCACATTCCTGTCCAGCCATTCTTGGCCCTAAGTCCTTATCCTGCTGTTGTCGCCATTCTTCATTTCTTTCTGGATGAACAGTCCATGGTAATCTTACTGGAACAAAACTATTTTCACTAGATTCTGCTTTTTCCCAAGTCTTATGAAACCAGTTCCCAATTCCATTTGGTGTAGAGAGTGCCATACACTGTCCACCTGTAGCAAGTGTCTGCTGTGCTGCAGTAAATGTTTCCTGTATATTGTCTATAAACGCGGCTTCATCTATTAGCAATAGGGATACAGCTTCAGATCTAGCTGCATCTGCATTAGAGGACTTAGCTGTTATTTTTGATCCATTCTTTAGTCTAAGTGATAATTTATTTTTTTCTACTGCTGGTAGTCTTAACCATTTAGGTAGTTGATCATACATAAACATAGTCTTAGATACTAAGTTTCTTGCAGTAGCTTGAGTTGTTGCTAGTGCTAGTACGTTCTTATCTTTATGAAACAACATTAACCACAATGAGTAACCTGCTGCTAAAGTAGATATACCTAACTGTCTTGATTTAAGAGTTATTAGGTATTGGTGATCTCTAAAAAGGTGAAGTACTTTATCTTGGAAAGGATATAGATTAAATAATATTCTTCCACGGGTTGGGTGCTGAATGTAGCAATACTTCTTCATGAAGTATGCAGGATCTTTAGCGCACTTAAGATACTCTTGTGCGATTATTTTCTTTATGTCTTGTGCCATAACTACTTAATTTTTTCGAACTTGCTACCTTTTAGCAAGTACACATTAGAGGCTCGATTGGCTATCGCTTTAGTCATTGCTATTGCTTCGTTATTTAATATACCAAACATTTGCCTGTCTCCTCTATACGCTGCGGTTAAATATGGTTCGTACTCTCCTTTAGGGGTATTAGGGGGTAGTAGTACATGTTCACCTGAAAGCTTGTATTTGTTGCTTCCTTTGTTTTCAAACTCAACCTCCCCTTGAATAATTATATTACAGTTTTCTTTACTGGCTGGACCGCCGTATTCGGGTCCGTATATTAATTTTCTAATTAACTCTTTGTCTTTTATTGAAGAAATGAACCTAGTTTTATTAGGTAATCCTTCTAATTTATTATCAATTAAAAATTGTTTAAGAGCTGTGTTAAAAGTCTCTACTTCGGGGTGACTTGCATACATAGTATATCCGCTCCATCTTATAAAATCATCTGCAGTTGCTCCTTTTCCTCCTGCTTTTTTGTGAGATATAAACACTACCGGTGTTCCTTTCTCATCAAGAAGGTTAAAATCTGATTTCGGCATACCTGGTTGAGTTTCAGCTCCGCTAATTTTATATTCTCTACTTCCTACTATAACATCTATAGT